TGCGGTGACGCTACAATCGGCCGTGGCGGTGCCCTGCGTGGCCTCCAGCGTCACGCCGGAGACGGGAGCGAGGATTGTCACATCCACGAGCGCGAGGCCAGCAGAAGGCGTAACAGAGGCCGGGACGGTCACGCGTACGTCATCGGACGCAAGAGAAACGGGATCGTCGGACTCGGAAAACACGGCGACCTTTCGCACGATGGGCCACGTGAGAGACGACGCGGACACGTCGGGGCCGATCCCGAGACACAGGGTGTCCGCTTCGAGCGTGATCGTACCTGTCGTAGACTCGATGCGTTCGGCCTCGGATGCGCGCGACGGCACACCCGCACGGGGTCGCGTCAACGTCAGCGTCACAGGGGACGCGACACCGGCGGGGATCGTGACGCGGATCGACGAGACGGGGACGACGGGATCGAGGGGGTCGTCCACGTTGCGGATTGACATATTCGGCGCTTGCCAATTGGTAATCGTTAGCGCATCGGTCAAGTCGTAGTTGTTACCGGACGAGTCCCAAATCTTTTGGTTACCTGCAATGATCTCATGACCTCCGGCATAGCAAAACTCGCGATCAGTCGCCGGAACGGTGCCCGCCGAAAACCACGCGTCAAGCTCGTCGTTGGTGGCCACACGCGAGATCTTGGCGGCGTTGATCCCGGACTGCATCACGAGCACCTCGGATCCGCCCATGGTGCCGGTGCTATTGCGGGTGCCAGATGCCACGGATCCGGCTCTGCTGACTCGATAGACCACATATGCGCCGCCGGTGGCCTTAGTCATGGCCCACCGCTCGACACCCGGCGCAGTGCCAGCGAAAACAGGGGATGCAACCGCAACGGTGTTTTGACCACTGTCGAGGCTATCGGCATATAAAAAGCCATAGATGTTGCTGCCGTATCTACGCGCGCCAAATGTCCAATTGTCTCGATTTACGCCATTGATCCTAAAAGACCCGATCAGAGGGATAATGCTATATGTAAAAGTTGCCGTCGCATAGTCGCCGGGAACTTGATCCCAGTCGATGGTCAGAAACCAAGTGACATCCTCGCGATTCTGCCCAACGCTCGCGACAGCCAGATAATCCCCGCCTCGTCCGTCGAGTCGGTATTCCCGCGTACCCGCAATCACCACCTCATTCCCGTCGGGAAAACTACACCCACTCGCCGACGCGGTGACCGTGCCGGGCTCGGTCGAGTAGATCGGCACCGTGACGGTGATGTCTTCACCGGGCTTGCGTTTGGCCGTGATCGGAAACGCCGTAAGAGTCATCACCCAACCTCGTCGTATTCGTTCCCGATCTGCACATCAATCGAGGTGCATTTCGGGAAGTGACCCACGCCTACTTGAGTCCACGCGGGCGAGGTCACGCGCACGCGGTACACGCCCGGGAGGCCCTGGCACATTTCAACGATTTCCTCCGGGACGATGTCGCGTCCGAGTTGTTCGATGCGCACGGCGGCCCATTCCTCACAAAGCCTTTCCGCTTCTGCAAGCGTCGTCGTCTGCTGCTGCGATTCGGACGCGCGAAAATCGAGACGAACCGTGAGAACGAACTCAGAAGCCGACGGCGGGGACACGGTTACCGTGTCACAAATCGGCTTGATCTCGTCGTCGGAAAGGTAGGTTTGTAGCTCACCACAGAAGACCTCTTCCGGGATCTCGCCACCGGCCAGCAGCGGAAAAATCTGCACTTCTCCGGGGTTCGGTGAGTGTACGTCCACGGACACGATCTCGGAGTTGTATCCGAGGGCCAATGCTCGGTACATGGCCGCGCTTCCGGCGGTGCTTGGCTGCGTCACTGAGGCCGCAATCCTGGCGCGGAAACGGTCGTCCTCTTCCGCGTCTCCGCCGCCTTCTGTCGTCGTGGTGTTGCCGACCGTGGCAGGCGTGATCGCGAGCGTGTCCAGGAGGACGTTGACGGCACCCACGGGGCTCCCGTTCGCGTCCGTTCCTCCTGCCGTCGCTTCACCGAGTACATCAACCGTCGTTTCTCCGGATTCGATGGTGACCGCTTCGGTAGTCGCGAAGATCGCGAGGCCGTCGGAAGACTGTACACGCGTTCCGGCGGGGATCGTGTAGTCCACCGCAACCGCAGGTGAAAACGCAAACTGCAAGTTGCACTGAGCCGCCTGTGAGGCCAGGCGCGTCACTCCGAACATGTCGCCGATGAGATCGAGATTCGACCCGGCTGCGTACTGCAAGAACGACTGGCCTGCCGCCTCGTTCGCGAGCGTGCGGAGGAGAATCTCACGATAGGCGGCGACTGTAAAAACGTGCCGAAGAAGCGAGGTACCCGGAACCGGTGAACCGGTCTCCGCTTCCCACTGCGCAAGCCACGCAAGGATGACCTGTTGAAAATCGGTGTCGAGAAACTTCGGTCCCATCGTCACAGCGTCACCGCGATTTCTTCGCCAGAGTAGGCGAACACGATTGAGAATTTATCCGTGAGATCAATCACTTCGTGGATCACCGAGACGAGTTTCACACCCGGGATCGTGCCGTCAAGAGCCTCGGCAATCGAGGCCTTGATCGCCGGGATCGCAAGGGTGTTCGGCTCGTCAACTTGGTCTTCCGTCTGTGTGCCGAAACGGGAGTAAAACGGCATCTCTCCCAACTGCGTGGAGACCCGGGAGAGGACCGCTTGCCGTGCCCACTCAATACCGGCAACGCTTTGATATAACTCGAAGATTTTCAGGTCTTCCATATCGCCGCGATCTCCTTCATCACCGCTTCAAACTCTCGGATCGTGAACTGATCAATATCCGCAACGGACATCCCGGCGACCACACCGGCCGCGTAGCAGGCCGCTAGGCCGGAGGATCCGCCGCCGGAACCTGATCCACGATCTTTCCGACTTCGATCCCCCATACGGCGGACGCTTCGGTAAAAAAATCCACACCGAGCTTTTCGATTTCCTCGACGGGCCATTTCTGACCGTCGAATTTTGCGCACAGGTGGATCAGGATCAGACTGACCTGGATCTGCTGATCCGGCGAAGCGTCGCCATCGAAGCCACCGCCAGCAAGGCGCGTCGCCTGTTTCAGATCTCCGATGCACGGCTTGCGAAGTTCGCACTTCTCAAAGGTCGGAGCATAGGAGTCAACGAGTACGATTTTTCCCATGATTTCAACGCCTTTCCTAGAAGCCAAGTGCCGCGCGGTCATCCGCGAACTTGTCCACGCCGTCCACGCGGTAGATACCGTTCGGCACGTCCACGAATAGCTTTTCCGTTCCGTCAACGTAGTACGCGACGTTGAGGACTGCGAAGGTGTGTTCGAGTTCGCCGCCTTCTCCCTGCTGTCTGGTTCCGGGGTTCCAGGTCTTCGGGAGAAGCGTCACGTCCATGCGGTCGGACACGACGCCACCGGTTCCGGTGAGAGCGTCGAAGGTTTGGAACGCACCACGGCACTGAAGGCGGAACGTGTTGTTGAGGTCGAGAGCCTTGGAGATTAGTTCGGCACTCGGGGCCGTCGTCTGGACCTGCATTTCCATCGGCTGCAACCGACGCATGGGCACTTCGATTCGGCCGCCGGAGCCGTATCCTTCGAGTTCCAGCGTCTCAAACTGGATCTGCGGAAGGGTGATTTGACCCTGCCCGATCAGCGTGTTGCCTTCGAGGTACAGGGCCGCTTTGATGAGCTTAGAGAGCTTGTTCATTTGTCACCTCCTACAGTCCACCGAACAGGTTGAGATCGACGACGAGATCGATCACGATGTCACTCGCCTCACGCGCGGGGAGCAGGGTCACCGTGAAGGTGATTTTCCCGGCCGCCAGGTCCGCGATGGGGTTCTTCTCCTGGTAGAACGAAGCATTGAACCCGAGCATCGCGCCGCGTCCGATCAGGCTCGTGCCGAATTGGTTTAGTTTGGCTAGCACGTCTTCGATCAAACGCACGTTCAATGGGTCGTCCACGTACTCGTCCACGTCGCTCATGATGCGCTCGTAAACGTAGTTGGTCAGGCGGCGCGGGATGTACGAATCATTGATGTAGTCCGCGTCTCCGGCGCTGTCATAAGAGAACATCTGCGAGCCGTACAAACGCGACCGGGAGCCGAGCGTTTTGATCGTCATGATGCCCACTTCGTTGAGGCTGTCGAGCCACGAGGACAGCACGACGCGCTCGCCCGCTACACGGGTGATTCCGCCACGGATGAGCTTGTTCGATGGCGTATCCTTCGGGATGCCATCGTTGCGATAGAGATCTTGCCAAAGCGCGGTGGCCATCGCGATGGTGGACAGCGGGAACCCGCCGAATTCAGGCCAACATCCAAACATGTTTTCATGCGTGAGA